ATGAAAAAAGCACCCAAGAACCATCGTTCTCAGGTGCTTTTCTTCATGCCGCCGACGGGGGTCGAACCCGGTCCGGAACTTTTCCGGCGAAAACCCGGCATGCGCATTCAACGTACTCACGTTAAATTCCGAAATTCGATTATCCAGGAAGGAAACCGTAAACACGGTGCGAGAAATAGAAACGTGTTACAAAATGTGTTATTTCTCAAGACTTTCCGGATCAAGAACCCTGCTGAGAACGTTGTCCAGGTCTGCGGCAGTCTGCACATCCTCGCCATGAATAAGATGCGCGTAGATCCCGAACGTGTCCATCTGGCGGGAGTGGCCAACCAAGGGCTTGACTTGTCCCTCTGGCAGCGTTTTTGCCAGTGATACGAACGTGTGCCGGAGATTATACGGCGGAACATAGTGCAGGCCGTTGGCCTCGCAGTAGCGCCGCCAATATTTTCTATAGGTGTCCTCACAGGAGATGCAAAACACGCTCTCCTGCCCGCCTGTCAGCTTTTTCTGTGCCTGCAGAATAGCGGCCGCACTATCGGTGAGTGCAAAGGCGCGCACAGCGTTGTCGTTCTTGCCGCGGGTTTCCTCGCCACGGGTGTTTATAGCTCGCCGGATCTTCACCCGGCCACCCTTAACGTCCTTCCAGCTCAGTCCGATCAGCTCGCCCGGACGAAGGCCAGTCACAACGCTAAACCTGTACGCATTGACATAAGGATCCTCGATCAGTTTGCCGTCCAGGATCGTAGTGTCCACCTCAAAAAGTGTACGCAGATCCTCCGGCTGCAATATTTCTTTTTCCTTGGAGCGTGCACCCTTTGGCACATGCAGTTCTTCCGGCCGCAGAGTGGACATTTTGCTCAGGCGCAGCCATTTGCAGAACATGGTCAAATCCGTGCACATGTTGGAAAGGTATTTTTTGCTCAGTCCTCCTGCAAATCCTTTGTTGATGATAGCTTGCAGCTGTTGTTCCGTCAGGTCTCCCACACGCCTCCGGCCAATGACTGGACGCACCCAGACGTTCCACCGGCTCTGGATCGGTTCCCAGTTGGAGCGGCTGGTGGTCAGTTTCAGCTCGCCGATCCACTGCGGATAGGCTGCTTCTACCAGCATCCGAGTATTGCTGATGCCGTCATCCAGCCATGCGTCCGCCTTTGCATTGGCTTCACGCTGGCCGGTGCGGCCGGGCTTTGAGCTGGTAAAGGATCTGCGCACGCCATTCTTTTGGACGTTGACCTGCCAGCGCTGCTGATTCGGCAGCCAGGCTGCTGTGTTGGTTCGTTTTCCCATAAAATGCACCTCCATGGGTACACTTTGACAAGCCTGCCCGGAGGTGGTAGAATACAGTTGTTCGGTCTGTATTGCCCTCTGGGCAGTCTGATCTGCACGCCCTCGGTGTTGGTAGCACCGGGGGCGTTTTTGTTTTGTTCAACTACCGAGGATTCCTCGGCAACCCATAATAAAGCGACCCCGCCATGGTACGCATCATTGAGAGGCGTGGCGGGGTCTGTATCATGCATTTGCATTATATGCCACGCAATAAAGCAAGCGGAAGAACGGTTTTACTCCTTTTTCTCCTCTGCATCTTCTGCTTCAAACTGTGCCTTTAAAAGTTCTATCATGTTCACCATTGGCAACACAATTTTGCCATTGTTAAGAACAGCGGTGGAAATTGTTTCAATTTTCCCGCGCGCAATACTATACAATGCGGTAGACCCGTTAAGCCATAGTGTCGTGAAAAATTCCTCGTCTTTTGTTTCGACCGATGTTGAAAATTCACCGATCAGAACAATATGGTATCCACAGTTTGCATCTTTATTATCCGGGACGGAATAATTTCCATCAAAGGTCAACCGGACACGTCCGATTTTTTCTTTCTGATCTTCTGAAACGGCCGGATTGCTCACCGCCACTTTTACATTTGCATTTAAAACAGCATCTTCGCCGATATCCAATAAATTATTTGTGATAGTGCACTCTGTAATAAAACTATTTTTATATTGGATATTGGCCGAAAACTCATTTATGTTCATTATGCAGCCCCTCCATTTGTCACCTTTCCAAAGTCAAGCCGAATCACATTTGAAAACTCTGTATTTTCAGAAACAATCGTGTGTGCACTCTGCGGGCGAACCGAAACAGAATTTACCGGCACGGATACTTCCTCAAAGACCAGAGGACATTCTACAGAAAGATTCAATGCATTAGCGATCTGCACAAGAGTATCGATCGTATAGTTGCATTCTCCGCTTTCCCAGCGGGATACCATGCTTTGCTTTACACCCATTTTTTCGGCCAGTTCTTTTTGGGATAAATTCAGTTGTTTGCGCGCCTCTCTGATGGTCTTGCTGATTTCAACACGAATTGCAGTTTGAGCCAACTCAACTACAGACATGTTTTCAGCCAAGGATTCCACCAAATCGGCCAATGTTGCTTTGCAGGGCATTTTCATCTCTCCTTCAATAATTCTTCTAAACGCTGTCTTGCAATTGGAATATGTGCCGAATAACTGGTTTTCTTTTTCCCTGCCCGTTCGTGGAACGTAGACAGTAGATAAATATGCTCATTCTGATAAGCAAATATAATGCGAAAATTCGTAGTCGCAAACAGAAAGCGCATTGAACACAACGGGGCTTCACCACTAAGATGTTCCATCGGCGCACCTCTTCCGCCAATGGCCGCATCTCCATACATTTTCAGGTTTGAAAGATATTCTTCCAGCTTAGAAAGAAATTGCCCTTCCATTCCTGCATTTTTTAGAAGCACAACCAGTTCTTTCAAGGTGTCAGAATGTAATATCAGCATATCATCATATTCAGAAAACAACTGGATCAGTAATTTCAAGAATTGATCTTTGTTCAGAAAAATCACTTCCTCCTATTGCAGAGTATATCACTTAAAAGTGATATTTACAACATTTCAATAAAATTTCACGCATTCTTGAACATCATATACCTTTTCACCCCACCCAGTGCGTCCAGCCCATGGCTTTGCCCTCGATGTGCACAGTCTCAGTCCTTCTTTGCCGCTACTTTAAGCTTCAAGGATTCCCGATACTGTTCAGCCGGTGCCAACTCGACAAATTCCACAGACTTGTCGTAGTTCTCACGCACGACCTGCTTAATTTCGTCCAATGTAACATTGAAGAACTCGCGGCGCTGGTTCACAAAGTTCAGTTTGCGGTCTGCAAAAGCATTGTGCAGTGCGGCTTCCAACTTTGGCGCATCATTCGAGAAGATCATGGCGTGGACGTCAAAATTGAACGGAACGGAAGCGTCACCCAGCTCATCCACACGATCCTGAGGATCAAGTCGGCGTGTCATGCCGATTTTATAAACATTCTCACCAAACGCACCGATGTTGGAAATGACATAAACATAACCCGCACGCTGGTTTGCTTCACGGTAATCGACATCGGCAAACTCTTTGTCAATTTTGTTGAGTTGCGCCACAAGCTCTGCTTTCTTTTCCTCGATTGCGGCGCGGTCTGCTTCGGATGCTGCTTCCAACTGCGCATTGATACGCTGCAGGGCGTTCTGATAATGCTGCTGTTCCTTTTCCAGCTTTTTGCGCTCTTCCTCGATTTCTTTGGCCAGCTTGGCTTCCTCGCGCATTCTTGCACGGGCTTCCTTCTGCTCTTCCTTTTCCTGCTGCTTCTTCTGAGCATACTCAAAAGCAAGGTGCAGCTCCTCGATCTTCAAACGGTAATACTTCGGCTGAATGCTGACATCCATAATCGAGCCCAATTTGGAAATCGCATCTCTCGATGAAGTGATGCGCTTTTCACTAGCTTCAATATTGTTATATTTAACATGCTCAATCACGTCATCGCATTCCGAATTGAATGCTCTCAAGAGCAGTTTCTGCATATCTGAAACCATTTTTCTGCCCTTGGATTCACTGTTATTTACCGTCCAGTTCGTGTTCCCACTGACAGCTGTTTTATTTTTCACCATATCTTTTTGCTCTGCACGGATTTCAAGCAATCGAGCTTTGTATTCGTCGGCATTCATGAAAGTGTAGTGCGGAGTATACAGCCCGAAGCTCTGCATCAGGACTTCCTCGTTCGTTTCGATGAGCTGGCCTTTTGTTTTTCGCAGCTCCTCCATTGTGTCGTTGAGTTCTTCCTGACGGCTGTGCAGATTTTCCTCTACTCTGGAAAGCTCATCGCGGGAACTTGAAATTTCGCGGTTGATATCGTCCAACGTCCGGCTCTCGGACGGCATCGCAGCTTTAAGCTTTTCAATTTCCGAATTAAGGCGTTCAATCTCTTCTTTTTCTTTTCTTCCAAACAGAGACATTTGCAATTCCTCCCAATTTTATATATCTCGGCAAAGCCCTACGGCCTTGCCTTCAATCGTTACGGTGTTCATGTCCTCTTTGGCCAGGATAATACTTTCAAATGCCGGGTTTTCTGCCCGGAGCTCAATAAAGCTCTCATGCAGGTACACTCGCTTCAGGGTGGCGTCGCCCTCGATCCGTACGGCGGCAACCTCGCCGTTTTCCACCGTGGGTTGGCTGCGGATGGCTACCAGATCGCCGTCATGGATCTTGGGCTCCATGCTGCTGCCCTCGCAGGTCAGGGTAAAGGTAGCGTGCCACTTTTCAGGCACACAGACCATCCCCTCGATATTCTCCTCTGCAAGGATGGGCGTACCGCATGCGATCCGGCCCACCAGCGGCACCTGCACCAGCTCCGGCATGGGCTGGAACCCCGGCGGAATCTCCGGCTCATCTTTGAGCGAAACGGGCTGATTCCCGTCCAGCACGGCTATCACATCATTAAAATCCATGTTGATTGCCTGCGCCACCGCCTTGATTGTCTCAAGCGAGGGTATGACGGGCTTGTTGTTTACCGGGTTTACGTTTCGTTCCAGAATGGATATATATGCCTTGCTCAGCCCAGACATTTTGGCAAACTGATCCATACTGTAGCCATGTTCTCGGCGGTACTCTTTTATCAGATCGCCCAGAATCACGTTGAACCACCTTCCTTTCTTGTAATGGTGTCAAGTACATCATACATTTTGCTAGACAAAAAATCAAGTCTTTTGTCAAACTTGCTTGACATTCTTTGTCTAGTCTGCTAGACTATTTTGTGTACGAAGGAGGTGATACAGAATGCCTTTTAAGATCAAGGAAGCACGTAAGGAGAAAGGTTTTACCCAGGAAGAACTTGCAAAGCGTGCCAACGTGTCTCGTGCAACCATCGTTGGACTGGAGAATGGATCCGTTTTGGTGACTACTACCGAAACCCTGACCAAGATTGCAAGCGCTTTGGACAAAAAAGTAAGCGATATTTTTTTAGCATGATTGTCTAGTATGCTAGACATAAAAGAAGGACACCATGAAAGCATACGGAGGTGAAGAAGATGAAGGACAACAAAAAGCCCGGCGAACCGCTGGAGACGGAAGACCGGGTTATGGATAACAAAGATGATAAAAACGAAGAACTTCTCAACAAACAGTTGCAGCTGCTTGCTGAGAAGTCCTTGAACGCAAATGCGGATACTTTAGTAAGCCTTACAGATGCCATGTGTAAAGTTTATAAAGCTCTCAACGGTGATCTCTAAAATAACCATTGTTCCGCTTTTCTCGCCAATCCAGCTTGATTTCATACAGTGCATCCTGATACATCGTATGAATCTCAGCCGGAGTTTTACCCTTCAAATCCTGATTCTGGACGTACAGAAGGGCAAGTGCTTCAAGATTGGAGCTCGGAAACGTTTTTAATTCGATATCTTCCATCATATCACCTCCTTTCCAGAACCATTTTACTGCGAAAATAAGGTGATTACAAGGAGGTAAACCCACATGGACGACAGCAAAAAGCCCGGCGAACCGCTGGAACCGGAAGGCCGGGGGATGGAAGATGAGATTCGGAAACTTAAACGAAGCAGCTTAATTCTCAGCGTCACCTGCTTTGTCCAAAGTCTCCTGCTCCTGCGAATTGTCTGGCAGATCAGTGATATCTACGGCACTCTCGCGACCCTTCTGAGCAACTTCGAGAGCATTCACGGAAGCGTCCTGAGTCTCCGCAGCGACCTCATTCTGATTCTTGAGACAGTCAAGAATCTCCTGCATTAAAAGGAGGCGAATCTCATGAAGGACTTTCTCAGTGACAACTGGAAGACCATTGTAATAGCAGCGGCCACAACCATTGTAGTGCGTTTACTGTTAGGGTGGTAATGATGCTGACCACAATAGGCAGCCAGAGGGATTGCAGGGTCATGTCCCGGCGCTTGTCCCGCAGGTACTCTTTGTACACAAAATAGAAGTCTGATACATAGTAGGTCCCAACTGGGAATGGAACGCCAAAGTTTGGTTGTTTTTCCGTGTCCTGTTCCACCAGACCTACCTCTTCAAGTGCTTCTACTTCTGCCCGTTCACATTTCCGGTGCGGATTCCTGTAAATCTCTTTCAGCAGTTTTTTCTCAGCTGCAGTCAGAACGATTGCTTCGCAGATTTCTTTTCTATCCATTTTTCCACCTCCCTCCTGTTTTCACCCAGTATACCGCAGAAGGGAGACACCAACAAGGAGGTATACCCCATGGAACGACTTACAAGCCCGCGCAGCAACGGCATCAAAGAGGGCTACTGGAGCCCGGCCAAGAAAGAAGAGCTTGTACAGCGGCTGACAGCTTATGAAAACACCGGCTGTACGCCGGAAGATATCCGAGAGTTGAAAGAATTCAAGAGCCGGCACGATGACCGGTTCCAGACTTTCAGCCCGGACTAAAAAGAGGAGGTACACAGATGGAACGTTACATGATTCTGATCAAACCCGGCGGCAAATGCCGCCTGATCCGGTGCGATGCGGACGGCACCCTGACCCTACAGGCCATGCAGGTGCTGGTGGACGGACCGATCGAGACCGCGCCAAGCATCCTCGATCCCAGCTGGGCGCGGGAGCCGGTGGACAGTATCAAGCTCATCCTCAACGAAGAGGGCAAGCTCCGGCGGCTCACGCTCAACGAAGATGCCACCGACCTGTATGCCCACTGCGGCCGGGACATGATCGTAGGTGACGCCCTTCTGGCCGCTGCCTGCGGGGAGGAGCTGATCGGCTTCTCCCTGCCGGTGTGCCAGACCCTGGCCGAGACCTGGCTGCTGGAGTTGGAAGCATGAACGGCCGCAACAAGCGCTGGGCAGAACAGCGCTGGGACAAACGCCAGCCGGAGAGGCTGGCACACATCCGCAAAAAGAAGGAGGACAAAAGCCATGAGAAAGCCAAGAAGCCCTTACCTGAAGCTGGCCCGCCTCATCGAGGACGAAGGGTTTGAGCACCGGGAGTTTGCCAAGCTGGTCGGCATGGGTGAAAGTACCCTGTCCACCCGCCTGAACCCGAAGCCGGAGCAAAAGAACAATGAGTGGCGTCATTACGAGATCACCGCCATTTGCAGGGAGCTTCACATCCCGCAGGAGCAGATCGGAGAGTATTTCTTCCCGAAGGTTGAGAAAGGAGCATGAACATGAAGATCAAGTCACGAGTATGGCACTGGCTGGCCGTCGCATGCGGCGGTGCGGGTCTGGTGCTGGGCATGGGTGCCGAGGGCACCGCACAGACGGGCGGCACCCTCAACGGCAACGCTTTCACCACGGCGGTGGTGCTGATCCTGACCGGGCTGCTGTGCATGAAACTGGGCTTCCTGGCACAGGAGCGTGAAGAGCGGGAGACCAAGGGCCGCCACGGCTGCGGCAAGATCACCCGCAACCACGCCCGCAACGACGAGTACCCTGCCCTGCCGGAGCGCAGCAGCCGCGGCGCATGACCGGGCCCCGATCGGTCAACTGGTACACCATCTACGACGCCCAGACGGACGAGATCGTGGCCTGCGGCACCGCGGACATGATCGTGCAGCAGATGGGCTATGCCAGCAAGCACAGCTTTTTCAGCGCGATCACCCACACGAGAGAGCATCACAACAACAAGTACATTTACCACATCGAAAAGGTCTCCCGCGCAAGCTGGGAAAAAATGAAAAGGAAGGGTTGAGTATGAAGATCACAATTGACTTGGAACCGGGCGATCTGATCTCCGTCCACTACGATGACAAGATGCCCCCGCATGTCGCTCTTAACACCCTGATGACCACGACCGTCAACGTTTTTGCACATTGCCTGCGCAAGAATATGACGCACGAGGAGATCAGCACCCTGAGCCACAAGTTCGGCAAGGCCATGGAGAGCGCTGCCCTTGCACTGTACAAGCTGGAACAGGATGGTGTGCCCGGCGGGTTCTCCGGCAAGGAGGCGGCTTTCCTCAAAAAGCTGTTTGAATCATGACCAGGCAAAAAGAAAGAGCCTGCCCGTGCACCAACACGGACAAGCCCAACATGGATGACTTCCCACCAGAGTATACCATGGACACGGCCCAGTTGCAATATGCAGGCATCCTCTACTATGCAACGGACGGCCGCGGGCATAATTTCAAGGCGTCCACTGTCCTGCGGATGGATAGCACCCAGTTTGGCGATCTGATCCACTGGCTTCACTACCACCTCAAAGGCAGCAACCCGCCGCCTGCCCTGTACCATCTGGAAATGCTGCTGCAAAGTCTCGAATACCTGCGCGGCGGGCGGCAGTACCTGTACAACTCAATCTATGACATCCAGAGATTGGAGGCATACCCATGAAAACCGTAAAAATCGTATACGAATCGTATGACGCCCCGCATGACCCTGCGCCCCGTGAGCGCGCCATATCTCTCACGCTGGAGGACAAGGACGCGGACAAGCTACTCCGTGTCCGAACGCCTTATAATCGCACCGAGAACATCACGCTTGACGGTGATCGCCTTTATACTTCCCTGTGGTCCATGGAGCACCTGATGGGCCGGTATATGATTCTTGGATGCAAAGTTTTGAGCATTGATCCGGCTTGACCGGTGCCCTCCGATGATGGCAGGAGGTAAAACAAAAGCCATTGCCAGTATACAAAGCACAGAAAGAGGTGATTTTGATGGGCCGTATGGTACCAGTTGACGAGTGGGCAGAGATCCACGGCAAAACACATGCCACGGTCATGCGCAAGATCTATGCGAACGCATGGCCGCAGGCGCAAAAGGTCTATCAGAACGGCAAGTCCGTGTGGCTGCTGGACGAGGATTGGCTGTGGCCCCTGGCCATGGCTCCGACCAAACAGGCCAAGCTGCTCTGTGAGATCCGGCACCTGATGCCGCCGGTGATCTACGCCACCACGGCGGACGGTGTGGTCATCTGCATGGTGACTTGCACCAAGCACACCCACATTGCCTGCGGCGTGACCGCGGACGAGATGAATGATCTTTGGAAAGCCCCCCCGGCGGCACGTTCGGCCGCACAGGCAGCCTTGCAATATGGTTGGCTGCACCCGCTGGCTGATCCGAGATCCTACAACGAGAAAGGAGAGCGTTTGCAGAATGTCTACAACCGCAAAAAGTAACACGAAAAGCACCACCCGCAGAAAGCCCGTCCAGAGCGCGCAGGAGCGCCCGGCGACGCAGGCGGTACAGTTTCCCCTGTTTGCCCCCAAACCCCGTCAGACAGCCCCGCAGGAGGTGCAAGTGGTCATTTGCGAGTGCAGTGCAGATGCCGTGCGCGTCCGGCTACTGCCTGACCCCGCTGCCGTCTGGTGCATGATGGATGAGACGTTTGGCACGCTGGGCTGGACGCGGCGCTACTACTTCGCAGATGGCCGTCTCTGGTGCGGCGTGGGCGTGTATCACCCGCTGATGAACAACTTCGCCATCAAGGACGCAGCTGCCCCGGCGGGCAAGCTGCAGATCTCTAACCCCGACAAGTGGAAGGAAAACGGCAGCTTTCTGGCTGCTTGCGCGCTCTGGGGTGCCGGTGCTGACGTGATGGCACTTCCCTCCCTGACCTTTGCCGCCGATCAGGTCAGCATTGACCCGGTGCACAAGCGGGCAAAGAACCCCAACGACCCGCCCACGGTGGCGGGCTACCGTCTGCACAGCGCTCTGACCGTGGACAAGCTGCTGCGGGCTGAAGATGGGCACATCATCGGTGCGCAGCTGCTGCAGGGAGAGCGTAAAGTGGTATGGCAAGCAGAGTGATCGGCAGGCTGCCGGTGGTCTATAACCCGGCCACCCGGCGGGTGGAAGTGGAAAGCGCCGGGGAATTTGTGGAAACTCAGCTCTTCCAGCGGCTGGATGAACTGGCCAAGGACAAGCCCCTGCGCCTGACCCTGACCGTGGAGCCAGAGCACCACAAGCGTAGCACGGCCCAGAACAGCCTCATGTGGGCACTGCTCACCATCATGGCAGACCATTACAACGGCGGGCGCACCGGCGGCGTGACCCCGGAGGACTGCTATCTGGAGATGCTGGAGAAGTACGGTGCCAAGGTAGATTATCTGGAAGTCCCGGCGGGTGCTCTGGACATCCTCCGCGGCTGTTACCGCATCGTCCATGTGGTGGAGATCCTGGACAACAACCGCTGCACGGTCAAGTGCACACAGGGTTCCAGCACCTTCACCACCGGCGAAATGAAAGCACTGATCGACGGGATCTTTGACCGCCTCGCTGAGATGGGCGTCAATGATCCCGTGGTAACTGCTTATTGGCAGGAATGGAGTGAACCATGAAACGCAAACGCTTTGAAAAGCTGATGATCTCGCAGCATAAATCACAGGCTCGCGATATCCGGCAGTCTATCCGTGCCATCATCGAACTGCGCCACTACTCTGAGGGACACAAGGGCATCCTGATGGTCTACAACGAAAAAGCCGAGTGCTTCGCAGAGGCCAAGCTGTACCCTTACGGCGAAATGTATGCCCGGATCCAGAGAGGTCAGGGCGCTATTGGAAAGGAGTCTTGACAGATGACCAAGAAAATGACCCGCAAGCGCTTTTACAAGCTGCTGATGGCTCACGGAGCCAACCGGAACACCGCACGAGACTTGGCGGAGTGTGTCAAACTCGCCCGGCGGGCTTACTTTATCGATGGCTTCACCGTTGAATTTGTCAACGGACAGAAGTATCACGTTGGGAACGTGCACTCTTACCGCGGGGCATACGAGAACACGCAAAAGGATGGGGTGCCGCTTGTCTAAAAGCATCATTCAGGCAGGGCGGGAGTGCTATATCTGCCGCCGCTGGTATGCGGTAAAAACCACGCGCGGGCTGGAGGAGCACCACATCCTCAATGGGCCGCTGCGCAGCTTCTCTGAGCGGCACGGTCTCAAGGTCTGGCTGTGCCACCAGCACCACAACGAGCCGGGCATGAGCCCGCACCACAACGCCGCCTGCGCCCAGACCCTGAAAGCCGTTGCGCAGGCAAAATATGAGGAGAAGAACGGCCCCGGCGCACACGCTGCATGGATGGCCGCCGTTGGAAAGGACTATATCAATGCTTAATGTTACCGCTATCATGGGCCGCCTTGTGGCGGATCCTGAGCTCCGCACCACCCCGGCGGGCGTGAATGTCTGCCGTTTCCGCATTGCCTGTGACCGCAATTTTGCAAAGCCCGGCGAGCAGCGTCAGGCCGATTTTGTGGATATCGTGGCATGGCGGCAGCAGGCGGATTTTGTGTGCCGCTACTTCCAGAAGGGCAGTCTGGTCGCCATCAATGGCCGTCTCCAGACCAACAACTATCAGGACAAGAACGGCAACAACCGTACATCCGTTGCCGTGGTGGCGGACAACATCAACTTTGCGGGCTCCAAGGGCACCAGCAAGCCGGTGGACGAGGGCGGTGAGGCTGCCCCGCGCTCTGATGCCTGGCCGAAAGCAGACCCGCCTGCAAACTACGGCGGCGTGGACGATTTTGCAGTGATTGATGACAGTGACGATCTCCCGTTTTGATTCAGGAGGACAAGCAGGATGAGAAAAGACGGATATGTTGTGGTGCAGCCGTGGATGGTCACAGACTACAACCTCAACGGCAACAAACTCTTGATTTATGCCCTGATCTGGGGTTTTTCACAGGACGAACAGTCTTGCTTTTATGGCTCTGTCAGCTACATTGTGGAGTATTTCAAGCTGAGCAAGCGGGCCGTGCTGAACCTGCTGGCTGAACTGGAAAAGGACGGCCTAATCCGCAAGTGGACTGAGCCGGTAAACGGCAGGCCCACAAACCGGTATGCAGCGCTTCGCCCGGCGGCGTGTGCTTCTGCGTCTGATGGGTGCAAAAAGTTCACCGGTGAAGAAAATGCACCGGTGAATAATGTGCACTCTGATGGGTGCAAAAAGTGCACCTCTACCGGTGCAGAATGTGCACCCAAGAAAGAAAATAATAATAAAAGCGAGAATAAAGGGCCGTCCGCAACTCGTTTTTCACCGCCTACGGTGGAACAGGTCAGAGCGTACTTCCGGGAGCGTGGTGTCCCGCCTGCTGATGCTCAGACCGAGGCTGACAAGTTCGTTGATCGGTACGAGGCTAACGGGTGGATCGTGGGTAAAACCAAAATGAAGGACTGGAAAGCGGCAGCGCGTAACTGGCTGAGGAACCGGAAAGAGTGGGGCCAGCCCGCTGCACAGCCTACAACCCCGTATGGCGGGCGTACATGGGAGGATCTGTGATGGATGTGCAAAGTGTATTGATCGGCGCGCTGCTGATGGACGATCAGCTGGCACCGTATTCCCTGCCGGAGTTGAGCATTGAGCACTTCCGACCTGAATTGCAGCCAACCTTTGCAGCGGTGCAGGGCTTCTGGATCACAAAGGGCATTCTGGATATCATGCAGATTGTGGCAAAATACCCGGATCAAAAGCAAAACCTGATGTCCTGCGTGTCCTCCTGTGAGAGCGAGTGCATCCGCATAACCCGTGACCGCGTGGAAGAATGGACGCGGATCATCATGGAGGATGCTGCAAAGGTGCGTTTTCAGAGCCTTGCCTTTAAGGCCGTGGATGCTGCAACCGCCTTTGATGACCTGCCGGATCTGTATCAGCAGATGGGTCAGGCGCTGGATATCCACACCGAGAAGGGAGACTTTCAAAGCGTAGGCGAGCTGCTGGATGATTATATCCGACACTTGGGAGAGAAACCCCGGTACATCCGCACCGGTCTGTCCAAGCTGGACGAAAACCTGCATCTCGTCCCCGGCAACTATTTCGTGATCGGCGGCAGACCCAGCGCGGGCAAGACCGCTCTGAGCCTCCAGCTTGCTGCCGGGATGGCAAAGCAGGGCAAGCGGGTGTGTTATTTCTCGCTGGAAACAGACCCGGCCACCCTGCAGGCGCGCCTGATCGCAAACCAGCTGTACGCTCCTCTCTCGGCGGTCAAAAATAAAACCCTGTCAATAAACGAGCTCGACCGGCTGGCCGATATGAAGCGCTGGCCGTTGTACATTCGCTCTGCCGCAGGCAAGGGTGTGGCGTGGATCAAGGCGCAAGCTCTCCGCATGAAAGCAGATATCATTTTCGTGGACTATTTGCAGCTGATCCATGAGCGCGGCAGCAGCGACCGATACAACGCCATCACAGAGATCTCCATTGCGCTGCATGAACTGGCCCAGACAACCGGCATCCTCGTTGTGGCTCTGGCCCAGCTGAACCGTAACGCTGCACGGGCTGAACCGTCCAACGCAGATCTGCGTGAATCCGGCCAGATCGAGCAGGACGCGGATGCCATTTTGCTGTTGTCCGCTGATGGTGACACCTATTTCAGCCGCCTGACCAAAAACAAAGAGGGCCGCGTGGGCAATGCCGGGCTGGAATTTGACAAGATGACGCAGCGCTTTACCTGCGTGACCGCAAATTAACAAGAGGCGCCGCCCGGCGGGGCGGTATAGGAGGCAAACAAAAATGGATTGTAGTTCTTGCAAGGCACGCCATAACTGTATGGCGGTGGTGAAGCCCGGCTCTATTGCGTGTATGGCTCACCTGCTGCAAGCGGGTGGAACAAAGGCAGATGGAAACCCGTACCAGACACGCGGGGTGCCTAAATTCTGCCCGATTTGTGGCAAGCCGCTGAAAGTCATTGGAGCCGAGCGTTTTTGCAACAACGTCCAGTGCGAAAACAGATATATTCCTATGGGGTGAGCGTGCCATGGACGGAAACATAAGTGTTTGCTACAACATGGACTGTATGGAGGGCATGGCAAAAATCCCGGACGGGTATTTTGACCTTGCCGTTGTAGATCCTCCATACTTTTCCGGCCCAGAGCGCCGCGGATATTATGGCTGTAAGCAAAGCAAGATCGGCGTGCGCCGTTGTTACTACCCTGTAATAGAATCGTGGGAAGTTCCGGGCAAGGCTTATTTTGACGAACTGCGCCGGGTTGCTGCGCACTATATCGTCTGGGGCTGCAATTATTTCGACTACGAGTTTGCACCCGGTAGGATCGTGTGGGATAAATGCAACCAGAGCACAAGTTTCTCGGATTGTGAGCTTGCTGCAACAGATCTGTTTGACAGCGTGCGTCTGTTCCGGTTCATGTGGAACGGTATGCTACAGGGAAAGAGCATTTCAGAGGGGTACATCATGCAGGGAAACAAGGCCCTGAATGAGAAGAGAATCCACCCGACGCAAAAGCCTGTTGCCCTGTATGACTGGATTTTCCAGCGGTACGCCAAACAGGGATGGAAAGTGCTTGACACACACCTCGGCAGCGGTAGCAGCAGGATTGCAGCCTACAATGCCGGGTTGTCCTTTGTAGGGTTTGAGCTCTGCAAAGAGTATTTCGACCGGCAAGAGGAACGCTTTAGCGCATACACCTCGCAGCTAGATATGTTTCACCTGATGGACAACCTTATGGGGGAATAAAGGGAGGATTCAGTCCGATGACCTACGAAGAAAAAAAGGAATGGTTACGGCGGTACCGCAAGGCGGCCAGGCTGGAAAAGATCAAGCTGGAGGAAGTGGAACAGTACCGCACGGCTGCGGAGCATGTGACACAGGTGTTATCCGCTGTGCCCGGCGGCGCTGGTGACGGTCAGGCATTGCCCAGATCTGTGGAGCGCATCGCGGATGCAATGCAGGCAGCCAACGCGCAGGTGATGGAGTGTCAGAGGATCTGCAAGGAGATCCTGAGCGTCATGAACCAGACCGTGGACATACAGGATTACGAGATCCTGTACCTGCGGTACATCGGCGGCAAGAAGTGGGAGCAGATTGCCGTCAAGATGGGCATGGAAGTAAGCAGCGTATACAGACGGCACAAGAGAGCCGTCAAGGCGCTGGACGTCCCAGAACGCCAGTAAATACCATGTTTTGGGGGCACTTTGCAATACAATACCATGTTTTGAGGGCAACTTGCACTGTTTTTCAATGTTTTGCCTGTGATATTATTAGACTGCGAAAGCCGCAAGGAGCTGGACAACATCCAACACCCTGCGGCTTTTGTATTGCTCGGCTGCGACAGGGGAACAACCTTTATCGACCAACAGCCTGAATGTACCAGCCGGGCATTTTGCTTTGCTATCCAGCGGCACCGTCCGGGCCTGTACCCGGCGGGGCCTTTGAATAGACGCGGGTTCTGGACATCATCCCACAATGTGCATGGCAGCATAGCCAAGCGGTTTCCCTTCCATTCTGACCAGCAAGCTGCCGTTGCGGGCAGCTGTGCACATTCCATGCCGTTGTAGCTCAAGCAGAGCACCGTCCGGTCAGGGCGGGTCACGATGCCGGTTCAAGTCCGGCCAACGGCTCCATATTTACCACCCCCGGGCCTCATTTGTACCCCGGGGTCATTTTATACCCTGCCCCTGCCGCGAAACACCCCGGCCCTGCAAAAGGCCCGGAGTGTTTGCCGGGGCACAAGATCTGCCTGCCATTGCGCAGGCTTTTTGTCTGTCAGGAGGTGAACCGCATGGGCAACCCGCGCTATGCCAACGGGCAGCTGCGGCGGCGTCACCGGGCCCGGCTCCGGGCGATGGGCGGCGAATGCGGCATCTGTCACGGGCGTTTCGGGCCGATTCATTATGACGAACCTTCCGACGCACAGCACCCGCTATCCTTCGTGGTGGACGAGATCAAGCCCGTTTCCCGCTGGCGGGAGTTCGGCTACCCGTCCGCGCGGGCAGCAGCGGAAGATTGGAATAACCTCCAACCCGCACACTGGTTCTGCAACGCGCAGAAGGGCAACAAAACCGGGCAAAACGGCCCGAAAACAGGCAGATTCGTGCGGATTCCGCGCGTTTCCGACGGCGATTGGTGATGGGTGGGGAGGGTCCCCCTCCCCCGCCCACGGCGACTCCCGTGCTGTCCAGCGCCGATTTACACACGGGAAAATTTCAAGGAGGTGTTCCGGGCCATGGCGACCATGAAAAGCATCACGGCACGGGGCACCCGGCTGGAGCAGCTCAAACAGCTGGCCAAGGTGCTGGCGGCGGGCATCGACACCTGCGAGGATTGCCGGGCCCTGCCCCAGCTGACCAAGCAGTACCGTGAGACCATCCGGGAAATTGAAGAGATCGAAGGAGCAGACAACGATGGCGACGAGATCGGCGAGATCCTCGCAGAGCGTGAAAATGATGGGAAGCCAGGAGCCGTCCGAACGCATCGCGCCGGAGTACCGGGCCACTGACGGGCCGGATGCCGTGCGCATCCTGCGGGCGGGCGGCACCGTGCTGGACCCGTGGCAGAGCGACATCCTGGATGACTGGATGGGCCGCACAGTGTCCGGCAAATGGACCGCCCCCACCGCAGGCGGCAGCGTGCCCCGCCAGAACGGCAAGAGCCTGCTGGTGCAGGGGCGGGCGGCGTCCGGCATGCTCATGTTCAACGAAACGGTCATCTACACGGCCCACCTGCAAAAGACCGCCACCGAGACCTTTGAGGAAATGCGGGCCTTTTTTGAGGGGCCGAAAATGCGCCGGTATGTTTCCGAGATCCGCACCGCCCTGGGCCGCGAGCAGATCATCCTGAAGAGCGGCGCAAAGATCAAGTTTCTGGCCCGCACCCGCAACGGCGGACGCGGCCAGCACGGCGACCTGCTCATCTTCGACGAGGCGCAGGAGCTGGACGAGACCGCACAGGGCAGCTTCATCCCGGCCATTTCGGCCAGCCTGAACCCCCAGACCATCTACGTCGGCACCCCGCCCGGCCCGGATGCCGTGGGCACCGTGTTCCGGGCCCTGCGCAAGCGGGCGCTGGAGGGCGAAGCCAAAAAGGCCGCGTGGTTCGAGTTCAGCGTGCCGGAGATCGGCGACGTGAAGGACCCCGCCCGCTGGGCAGCGGCCAACCCGGCACTGGGGCGGCGCATCCAGTACGGCACCATTGAGGGTGAAAGCGAGCAGCTGGACCCGGACACCTTCGCCCGGGAGCGCCTGGGCTGGTGGAGCCCGGTGGCCACCGAACATCTGGACTATGCCCTCGACCGCAAGGCGTGGGCAGCCTGCGCCAGCAAGGACGAAAAGCCGGAGGGCAAGACCGCCTACGGCGTCAAGTTTGCCGCCGACGGCAGTTCCGTGTGCCTGTGCGGGGCGGTCATCCCGAAGGAGGGGCCCGCCCGCGTCTCCCTCATCGACCTGCGGCCCACCGGGCAGGGCCTTGCATGGCTGGCCGACTGGCTGTGTGACCGGTACGGCAGGGCAAGCTGCGTGGTCATCGACGGGCGCAACGGCGTGGACGTGCTGGTGGAGCGCATCCGGGAAGTCTGGAAGGCAAAGAACGCGGTCGTCCGGCCCGGAGCACGGGACGTGATCGCCGCCGTGAGCCTGTTCACCAACGCGGTGAGCGAGGGCGGCCTGACCTGGTACGCACCCCAGACCGCCCTGAATGAGAGCGCCGTCACCGCCGTAAAACGCCCCCTTGCGGGCGGCTTTGGCTTTGGCGGCGAGAACAGCCTGCCGGTGGAAGCCTGCGCGCTGGCCCTGTGGGGCGCAAAGACCTGCCGCCGCGACCCGACCCGCAAGATGCGCATCGGCTGAAAGGAGCCCTATGTTAGTCACTCTGAATTTTGGCACCGTGAAAGGCTTACGTCAGGCCGAGCAACAGCAGCTGCGGGATCTGGCCGACGTTTTTAACTACCACCAGAGCAGCAACACGCTCAAGGATAAATACTATGAGGGTCACATCACCCTGAAGGACGTAAACCTCGGCATCGCCCTGCCGAAAAAAGGCATGGAAAATCTGGAAGTCGGCTGCAGCTGGGGCCAGAAGGCCGTGGACGTGCTGGCAGCGCGCTCCATGTTCGACGGCTTTGTGGGCACCGGCGGCAGTCTGGACAGCCTTGCAAAGCTGGTGGCCGACAACCGCCTTGTGGCACAGTACGCCAAGGCCTGCCGGGACGAGCTGAAATACGGCTGCACCTTTGCCGCCCTGTTCGCTGACCCGGAGGTTGGATGCCGCATCCGGTTCCACTCGCCTGCCACGGCAGCCGCCCTCTGGAACGGCGAGAAGGGCCGCATCGACTGCGGTCTTGCCATCGTAGATACGGCACCGGATGAAAGCGTAAGCAATGAATGGACCCCCGCGTTGGTGTACCTCTACACGGACACGCACATCGTTGTTCTGCGCAGAGAGCAGGACAGATGGACAGCAGAATACAACCCCCAGATGATGGGCCGCCCGCTGATGGAGCCCCTGATCTGGAACGCCACCAACTCCAAGCCCTTCGGCCGCTCCCGGCTAAAAAATCCCATTCGCGCCCTCATCAATGACTACATCCGCACCGCCGTCAACGCCACCATCGCGCTGGAGTTTGCCACCACGCCCCAGAAGTACATCCTCGGCGTGACCGATGATCAGTATGACGCCATCATTTCCAACAAATTCAAGACCTACATGGGAGCCATCATCGCCGCCACGGCCAACCCGGAGACCGGCGAGAACCCGACCCTGGGCCAGCTGGCACAGGGCAGCCTGACGCCTCATGTGGAGAAGATGCGGATGACCGCCACCCAGTTTGCGGCGGCCACCGGCCTGACCGTGACCGACGTGGGCGTTGTGAACGACGCCAACCCCACCAGCAGCGACGCCATTCTTGCCCAGAGCCAAACGCTGGTGCTTCTGGCCCAGCAGCTGAACACCGGCAACGGCGACGCGCTGCGCACCATTGCCTGTATGGCGCAGGCCGTAGCGCGGGACTGCCGCCTGGCCGACCTGACCGAGGAAGAGACCGGCATCATGGCCCACTTCAAGAACCCCGCCATGCCCAGCGTGGCCGTCACTGCCGACGCCGCCATCAAGATCGCATCCGCCCGGCAGGAGTTCGCCGGCACGGACACGTTCCTGGAGATGATCGGGTTTGACCAGGCAGACATCCGGCGCATCAAGGCGCAGGAGCAGCGGGCACGGGGTGCACAGGTGCTGATGGAGATGGAAGATGAAACTGACACGAGCGGCGTGGGATGATTACATTTCCCGGCTCTCCCGGCTGAACCAGAAGGCCGGACAGCTCATGCGGGAGTACATGGACGAGCACCCGGAAGCCGACACCGACGCCCTCATCCGCTACGCCTATGCCCTTGTGACCAAGTACGGCGAGGGCAGCGCAGAGCTGGCCTGCCAGATGTACGACGCCCTGGCCGAGGCGCAGGGGGCCACCCTGCCCGCCGCAGAACCGGCTCCCACCGCAACCTACGGCGAAGTGACCGGCATGGTCAAGGCCACGCAGGACAGCCCGGCAAACCTGCAGAGCGGCGTTTCCCGCATGGTCAAGCAGGCCGGGGCCGATACCACGGTGCACAACGCCATCCGGGACGGTGCAGAATGGGCGTGGGTGCCCCACGGCGACGCCTGCCCGTTCTGCCGGATGCTGGCCTCCAACGGCTGGCAGCGGGCCAGCAAGAACCTGCTGAAGAAGGGCCACGCCCAGCACATCCACGCCAACTGTGACTGCGAGTTCGCGGTGCGGTTCAGCCGGGAGTTTGACGTTTCCGGCTACGACCCGGAAGAGTACCTCCGGCAGTACCGGGAGGCGGGCAGCGATATCAACAACTGGCGGCGGATTGATTATGCAGCCCGGAAGGACGTCATCAATGCCCAGAAGCGGGCGGCGTATGCAGCTCAGGCGTACCGAAAAGACAGAGGCGCAGTCAGCGAGATATCTCTGATTCGGCGTTCGGAGGAAGTCAAGCTCTCTGTAAGACAGGTTGAATCTTACAAAACGCCGGTTTATGTTTCAGACCAGGCAACAATAAAGCCGAAAGCTCTCCATAGAATCAATCAAAATACCGAAAAAGCGCTTTCCGACTGGGGTGTCAGCCTTGACCGGAAGCCCAAAATCATCGTTGTCGGCGATAACGAGCTGCGCGGCGCAGTCGGTATTTACGACCCGTGCGAGAACGTCGTTTATTATGCGGAAAGCGTTGGCAAAAAGACTGTTCAAGACGCTTCTGGTGGTTTCGGAGTAATCGAAGCTCACGAAATGTGGCACATGAAACAGGCCGAGGACTTCCGGCAGTCCGGCTGGGTTATCACCCGTGAAAACCGTGCAGAATATCTTGATGCCCTGTGCAAAAAGTGCAAAGGACGCATTGACAAACTGGGTATCACGCGCGATAATGTAAGAGAGTTAAGCCAATACGCAGCTGATATGTATTTAGGCGAACGTTTTGACGAAGTCGAAGCAGAATTCATGTCATTAAGGAGGCGAAAATAATGGTCATTCTGAAATACCCGTCGGATATTCAAAAATTGATTGATATTTTCGACCCCTACCGTGAAGCCATTTCGTCCAAACAATTTGACCAGATTCCACCTGAAGCGGTGGACGCATTCAACAAGTTCAAACAGTGGTCTTGGGAACAAGACCAGTAATCCAACCACGATGCACCCGCACCGTGGTTTTTTGTTGCCCAAAACAGAAAGGAAAGCATCATGAAAAAGATTCTTCTCGCCCTTGCGCTGGCCGCATCCATTCTGCTGTGTGGCTGTTCCAGCGAAGCCGAAAAGGCCAACTACAACATCTCCAAGCAGGCTGATTACTTCGAGAGTGAGCGCAAGATCACCGTCTACAACGCCCGCACCGACAAGGTGATCATGGAAGCCGAGGGCTACATGTCCATCTCTAACAACTCGAGCAACGAGCTGGTCTGTACGGTAAAGATCGGCCCCGATACCTACCGCAAAAACTACATCTATCTCAATGACTACACGATGTATGTGGTGGAGGACATCACCGGCACGCATACGGACCCGTACCACTACAAGCTCTATTTCCACACGGACGTACTGCCGAGCGTAGAGGTCAAGCCGTAACCCACCCCCCAAGCCATTCAAAGCACCGTGCAAAAGCATGGTGCTTTTTTCATGCCGTCTTAGCTCAGTTGGAAGAGCGGCTGCCCCGTAAGCAGCGGGCCGATGGTTCGAGCCCATCAGGCGGCACCACGCAGCGGGCGGTGCGTACCCCGCCCAAGACCGAATACTGACAGCGAACAGTGTAAAAAACTGTGGTCACACCCAACGAAAGGAGTTTCCACCATGAAACGCGAAGATGTGAAGAACAAGATCCCCGGCATTACCGACGAGCAGCTGAACTGGATCATGCAGGAGAATGGCGCGGACATCAACCGGGAGAAGTCTGCCGCCACCGCCCTGCAGACCCAGCTGAACAACGTGAATGCCCAGCTCAAGACCGCGCAGGACGGCCTTGCCGCCTTTGACGGCAAGAAGAAGCCGGAAGAGTACGAGGCCGAGCTGGCCAAGCTGCAGGCTGACCTGAAGGCACAGGCCGACGGCTTTGCCTTTGACAACGCCCTCGACACCGCCATCCTCGGCAAGAAGGGCCGCAGCGTCAAGGCCGTGCGTGCCCTGCTGGACGTGGACAGCCTGAAAGGTTCCGCCGACCGCACTGCCGACATCGCCAAGGCGCTGGACGAAGCTGCCAAGGCGAACCCCTGGGCCTTTGGCGAGGACACCCCGACGCCCGCACCCGCGCCCGGTTATCCTGTCCTGCCCGGCGGCGGTGAACCGCGGCACCTGCCCAGCGAGAAGGACGGCGTCACCGCCGCATTCATGGACCGCAACCCCGGTCTGAAAATCTGACATCCGTGCAGCAGCACGGAGAAAGCGAGTAATTTTTATGGCACATGCAAATCAGGAACGTTGGGCCACTCTGGTGGACGCAAAGCTGCGCAACCAGCTGGTGACCCGTGATAACCTCATCTTCAACAGCCGCTACGAGGGCGACCCCACCTCCGGCAAGGTCAAGATCCCGGTCCGTGACACCGAGGTGGCCGTCAAGGAGTACGACAAGGCCAACGGCATCGCTGCCGAGGCGGGCACCACCACCTATCTGGACCTGAACATCGACCACGACGAGGCCGTGAACGAGCTGATCGACGGCTACGACGCCGACAGCGTGCCGGATGACATTGTGGCCGACCGTCTGGACAGCGCCGGTTACTCTCTGGCCCTGTCCATCGACAAGAAGTCCATTGCCGCGCTGGAAGGCGCGACCGGTGCCACCATCAGCGCCACCAAGACCGCCGCCACCGAGAGCAACGCCTATAAGCTGGCGCTGGAGGCCAAGCGCGTGCTGGGCCGCAAGGGCGTGCCCGCCGAGGGCCGTTTCCTCATCGCATCCCCGGAGTATCTGGAGGTTCTGATGCTGGATGAGCACTACATCAAGCAGGGCGACCTGTCGCAGGAGCTGGTGCAGCAGGGTGTTGTGGGCCGCATTGCGGGCTTCAATGTGTTTGAATCCAACAACATGGATTACGAGAGCACCACCCGCGTGACCAGCAAAAAGACCACCACCGAGTTCATTGCCGGTCACCCCAACTGGTGCCACCGCGTGATGGAGTGGCAGGTAGCCATCCATCTGCAGGACCTGTCCGGCTCCGGCAAGTACATCGGCGCATCCGCTGTGCAGGGCCGCAAGGTGTACGGCCTGAAGGTCTCCAAGCCCCAGACCCTGTACATCAAGCGCACCGAAGTGTAACGGGGTGCCTCATGACCTATGCCGAAGTGTGTGATGTGGAAGCCGGGTTCCGTGCCCTCTCCAAGGACGAACAGGAGCGCTGCAGCGCCCTGCTGAGTGAGGCGGCCATCATCATTGACGCCTACAACCCGGACGCCGGAGAGGACGCAAAACGGCTCGTTTCCTGCCGGATGGTGCGCCGCCAGCTGGGCGAGGACGACAGCACCGGCGGCGTCAGCTTCCCCATGGGGTCCACCCAGGGCACCGCCACCGCGCTGGGCTACAGCCAGAGCTGGACCATGAGCGGCGGCTCTTCGGGTGAGCTGTATCTGTCCAAACTGGAAAAGAAACTGCTGGGCGTGGGTAGCCGTCTGGGGGCCCGCAGCCCGCTGGAGGACTTATGTTGAAAGGCATCGACGTCACCCTGTACGAAAAGACCCAGACTGGCACCGACGAAGCCGACGCCCCGGTCTATGCTGAAACGCCGGTCACCGTGCACAACGTGCTGGTGGGCGAACCCTCTGCCGAGGAGATCACCACCGAACTGCAGCTGACCGGGCGGCGGCTGGCCTATACGCTGGCCATCCCCAAGGGCGATGCCCACGACTGGAACGACGTGCAGGTGGAGTTTTTCGGCCAGCGCTTCCGCACCTGCGGGGGCGTCGTGCAGGGCATCGAACGCATGATCCCCCTGTGCTGGAACAAGAAAGTGCAGGTGGTGCGCTACGAGTAAAGTCCGTTTCGAGCTGAACCGCGCCGGGGTGCGCGAATTGATGCGCAGCCCGGAAATGCAGGCCGTGCTGAAGGCGCGGGCCGATACCGTAAAAGACCGCTGCGGCGACGGGTACGAGGCCTATGTGGCCGCCACCCGCGCCGTGGCCGTGGTGGAGACCGCCACCCCGCAGGCCGTTGACGATAACTCGGCCAACGACACCCTGCTCAAAGCCACATCAGCCAGCCGGAAGGGCGCGACCGTGCACGAGCACAAACGCCACTTGAAGGACGGCAGGGTCATCACCGTAAGGAGCTACCAGAGGAAGAAATGATCGAAGAAACCATCCGCAGCTTTCTGGCCGAGCGGCTGGACGTGCCGGTGCGGCTCAGCGTGCCTGCCCCGGTCCCCGCCCGCTTTGTGGTAGTGGAAAAGACCGGCTCCGGCTGCGAGGACGGCATCTATAGCGCCACCATCGCGGTGCAGTCCTATGGGCCCGCCGCCACCAGCCACGACGGCACCCTGGATGCGGCCAAGCTCAACGAGCTTGTCAAGGCCGCCATGCAGGCCGCCGACAACCTGCCGCAGCTTGTGCGCTGCGACCTTTATTCCGACTACAATTTCCCCGACACCACCCGAAAACGACCCCGCTATCAGGCCGTTTTCGGCGTGGTGCATTACTGATTGAAAGGAGCCTTTTTTATGGCAGATGCAAAGAACGTGACCGCTGCAAAGCCCAAGGTGGGCGGTGCCGTCTGGCGTGCCCCGCTGGGCACCACTTTGCCCACCGACGCCAAGACCGCGCTGGACAAGGCATTCAAGAGCCTGGGCTATATCTCCAGCGACGGTCTGACCAACTCCAACTCGCCCTCCAGCGAGAACACCACCGCCTGGGGCGGTGACACCGTGCTGACCCAGCAGACCGAGAAGCCGGACACCTTCGCTTTCACCCTGCTGGAATCCCTGAACCCTGACGTGCTGAAGGCCGTGTACGGTGACGCCAACGTCACCGGCGACCTGACCACCGGCATCACGGTCAAGGCCAACGCCAACGAGCAGCAGGCCTGCTGCTGGGTGGTGGAGATGATCATGAAGGACGATGTGAACAAGCGCATCGTCATCCCGGACGCCGCCGTCACCTCGGTGGGCGACATCACCTATTCCAACGGTGCCGTGGGTTACAACACCACCCTGACCGCCGTGCCGGACACGACCGGCAACACCCACTACGAGTACATCACCGCCAAGGGCGTGTAAGGAGGAAAACACATGATCACTGTGAAGATGAAGGACGGGTTTGAAATCGAAGTCAACCCCACTTTTGTGAAGGATTCTGAACAGCTGGAGGAACTCGCAAACAAGGACCAGCTTTCCGGGTTGTTCTACTCGTGCAACTGTCTGCTGACCGCAGAGAACAAGAAGCGCCTGTACGACCATCTGCGCGACGAGAACGGCATTGTTCCCGTCGATGACCTGAGCAATGCCGTGAACGAGCTGATTACCAGCTGCCCTGCCGGAAAAAACTCTGCATCCTCGCCGAACTGATCGCATCGGACGAGGACGCCCTGATCTGCGATTTTGCCCAATATTACCATGTACTGGACTGGCGCGCCCTGCCGCTGCGTCTGGCCGCTACCCTGGCCGCAGGCCTGCCGGAAACAAGCCGCAGCCTGCGCAAGGCGGCAGGCCGCACGGTGGACTTTGAGACGGAACTGCTGGCCTATGCTGCCGACCGCCTGACCCAGGTGCTCTGGTGGCTGCACAGCGACACGTCCAAGCCGCCCTCCGTGCTGGCCGACCTGCGCGGCGAGACGGACACCAGCAATGTACAGTGCTACGCCAGCGCAGAAGAATTTGACGCCGCCCTTGCGGCGCTGAAAGGAGGTTGACACCATGGCGGACGGAATCGAACTGGGCAAGGCGTATGTCCAGATCGTGCCTTCGGCGCAGGGCATCGCCGGCAGCATTTCCAGCGTCCTGAACGGAGAAGCCGCCAGTGCAGGCGACAGCGCGGGCCAGACGGTCGGCGAGAACCTCGCCGGATCCATGAAGAAAGCCCTTGCCGCCTCCGGGGTGGACAAGACCGTTTCCGGCGCGCTGGATGCGTCCGGCGTCCTGAAGAAAAACGCCAGTGGGGTCCAGCAGGTACAGGAATCCCTGTCCGGCGCGATCGCAAAGGCCACCATGCTGACCTCTGTCATCCAGACCGCCGCCGCAAAGGTCAAGGACCTTGCCAGCAGCTTCATCCGGTCCGGCGTGCAGTACAACGCCCAGATCGAGACCTACCGCACCGCCCTGACCAACATGCTGGGCGATACGGAAAAGGCCAGCGCCATGCTGGACAGCATCAAGCAGGACGCCGCCCGCACCCCGTTCAGCACGGACGCGCTGGTGGAAGCCAACCAGTACCTGCTGAGTGCCGGAGAGAACGCCGAGTACAGTCAGAAAACCATCCTCGCCCTGGGCGATGCCATCAAGGCCACCGGCGGCGGCGACGCCGAACTGAGCCGCATGGCGCAGAACCTGCAGCAGGTGGCCAATGTCGGCAAGGCCAGCGCGGTGGACATCAAGCAGTTTGCGTTTGCGGGCATCAACATCTATCAGGTGCTGGCCGACTACACCGGCAAGTCGGTGCAGGAAGTCCAGAACATGACCGTCACCTATGACGTGCTGACGCAGGCGCTGCAGGCTGCAGCCGAAGAGGGCGGGCGCTACTACGGCAGCATGGAGACCCAGAGCGAGACCCTCTCCGGCCGCATCACCACCCTGCAGGACAACGCCAAGCAGCTGGCCGGTGAGCTTTCCACCGGGCTTTCCAGCGCTTACGGCACCGTGGTGGAAAAGGCCAACGAGTGGGTCACCTCCATCCTGAGCGATGATGAAAAGCTGCAGCAGCTCAACACTACCGTGACCGTTGTCACAGCAGCCATTGCTGCAGGCACCAGCGGATTTATCGCCTACCGCACGGCCATGGCCATTTCCGGTGTCATCAGCGCAGTGCGCAATGCCACCGAGGGCATGACCATCGCACAGGCAGCCCTGAACGCGGTCATGGCAGCCAATCCCGTCGCCATCGTGGTGACGGCTTTGGCAGCCCTTGCGGGCGGTCTGGCAACGGCCTATGCCGCAAACGAAGACTTCCGGGAGGGCTGGAACAGCGCGTGGAGTTCCATCAAGGACTGGTTTTCCTCGGTGGCAGACTATATCCTCGACAAGCTGAACGTGATCATGGCCGTAGCCAACGGCGTCGGAAATGCGATCGCCGCACTTGGCCGCCTGGAAAGCCCTGTGGACGCCTACAACGCTGCCTATCATCAGACCCGGCAGAACTACGCGGACAACAAGACCCAGCAGCGGCAGAAGGACGGCGGTCATGCACGGCGCACCTCCAACGGCGGCATGTGGTCGGATAAGCTCCCGAACACGGCCAGCAACGCGGTCATCAGCAGCATTGCGCCTTCTACCGGCGGCACCACAAACAAGAAGAAAGCCACCTCCACAAAGTCCGCCACCGAGACCCTGCTGTGGTCCCTGCAGGACGTCGGCACCAGCGTTTCTCAGAATGCTCTGGGCAAGGTCACGACCCAGACCACCGAACTCACCGAGCACCTGAAAAAGGGCTCCGAAGAGTACGACCGCCTGACCAAAACCGTGACCGAATCCGGTAAGGAAATGGTCAATGGTGTGGCCAAGAACTACAAGACCGTCACCAAGTATGTGACCGAAAACGGCAAGACCACCGCCCAGACCCAGAAGGTCTACGAGGAAATTGCCGCCACTGTAGCCAAGACCGTTACGTCTACAACGGATTCCGTCGTCAACGGCATTGCCACCAGCACCAAGACCATCACCGAGACCCTGACCGACAAAACCACGACCCAGAAACAGGTCATCACCGAGACCTACAACGACATCGCGGACGGTGCGCTGGTCACGGTGGAGCGGGTCAAGACCATTGCCGCCGATGGTGTCCCGCAGATCACCGAGGAGATCAAGAAGGCCTCTGCCAATCGCTTTGACGGCCTTGTCAAGGGCTGGCAGGACGAGGCCGACAAGGGCGTGGTGGGTACCTTCAGCACGCTGGTGACTGCTGTGAAGAATCAGGACTGGCAGTCTGTCGGCGAATGGGTGCTGTCCACCCTGTACAACGGCCTTGCCCCGCAGGCAAAGCAGCTCATTGACGACTTCGGCAAGAACCTGATCCAGCAGGTCAACAACTTGCTGGGCAAAGGCGTCAGTGCCGTCTCCAACGGCCTGTGGGATATGGGCGGCGACCTCGCCAAGGGCCTGACCAGCGGCTTTGCGGACGTGCTCACGCAGGCGCAGGGCCTCGGCTCCACCCTCACCGGCATCTTTCAGGGGTTGAGAGGCCCGCTCACTGCGGCGGCCACCGCCATCAGCACCGGCCTGAAGGGCGGGCTGATCTCCAGCTTCCCGGAAATTCTGGCCTCCATGGGCACCCTGATCGGTTCCATCGGCAGTGCCTTTGTGGGCATGCTGGAAGCCGTCGCGGCGGCACTGTTTCCCACCGGATTCGGTGCCCCGCAGGCCCTGCTCATGATCGCGGCAGGCGTGGCCCTGACCGCCGCCATTGCGGCCATCGTGGCCGGCGTCGGCGGCGCGTTCAAGCGCAAGACCACCCCCGGCATCTCCGGCGGCACTTCCGGCAGCAGCACGACCTCCACGGCCTCCGGCTCCCTGTGGGACTACGAGAAGCGTGCTCCGCTGCCGCAGCGCACCCAGCGCCCCAACATCGAGGTCAACCAGTACATTTACAGCAAAGCGCAGACGGCTGCCGACCTGATGCGCGAGGCACAGTACGAACAGGAAAGGGCGGTGCTGCAGGGTGTTTGACGCGATCTTCAAGGCCCGCAACGGCCTGACCTTTTCCTTTGGTTACGCGGCGGGCGTGCTGTGGAGCATCACCCCGCTGGGTGACCTGCCCGTGGATCTGGAGACCAGCCAGGGTTACCAGCAGGTAGGTGCCACCGTGGAGAGCCGGAGCATATCCGGCGTGACCCGCACGGTCACCGGGCGCATCCTGCGCAATCAGGACTACTGCAAGCGACAATTGCGGGATGTGTTCGCGCCCTACGTCACCGGCCGGCTGACCGTGGCCGGGGCCTACTGGTGCGACGCTGAGGTGCAGCGCACCCCGGACATCAGCGTGGCCGGCCGGTGGCCCACCTTCTCGTTTCAGCTCTACTGCCCGGACCCCTACTGGCACAGCGTGAAGGAGCTCACCGTCTCGACCTTGAGCGTAACACCCACCTTCCGCCTGCCGGTGTGTTACGATGTGCACAGCTACGGCGTGCGGGAGCAGGCCAACTATTTGCGCATCGCCAACACCGGGCTGGCCACCCAGGACTGGCAGCTGACATTGGAAGCCCGCGGCCCGGTGGTCAACCCCGGCGTCAAGGACCCGGAGACCGGCGAATTCCTGCGCTTTGTCACCACCCTGCAGGACGGCGACAAGCTCCGGCTGTACCGCGAGAGCGGCCAGCTGAAACTGGAACAGATCATCGACGGCACCGGCTATAACATCATGTCCACGCTGGACGAGAGCAGCACCCTGTGGACTTTGCGCCACGGGACGCAGGCATGGCAGCGCACAGCGGATTCCGGCACGGAATGGCTGTTCCTGACCCTGACCTGCAGCACAGCGTTCTCCACCGTAGTCCTGGAGGTGGGCGGCAATGGCTGAGCGGACAAGCGCCCTGACGGCAGGCGGCCACAAGAGCATCTGCGTCTACGACGGCCAGCTGAACCTGCTGGCCCGGCTGAAAAGCTGGGTGTCGCTGGTCTGGCCGGAGCGCTACAACGTGTACAGCGGGGTGCAGGGTGCGCAGCTGGAGCTGCACGCCTCCACCGACCTGCAGGCCCTGTGCCGCCCGGACCGGTATCTGTGGCTCGTGGGGTCTGACCGCATCATGCGCATCTGCTCGGCCCAGACCAACCAGTCCGAGCACAAACTGGTAATCGCGGCCAAAGACGCCGCCTGCATCCTGGACGAGCGGATCAGCACCCGGACCCTGAGCGGCTTCGCCGTGGAAAGCACCCTGCGCAGCCTGGTGTCCGGCGCAGCTGCGTGGCCTGGGCTGGAGCTTGGCGAACTGGCCGACCTTGCCGACACCTACACCGGCGAGGTCAAGCCCGGCAGCCTGCTCAGCATCGCCGAACAGGTGTGCCAGGAACTGGACATCGGGTTTCGGGTGCGGTTCGACCAGCAGGCCAAAAAGCTGCTGTTTGAGCTGTACCGGCCCAAGCTGGACCCCAACGCCCGGTATGCGCCCCAGTACGGCAACCTGACCGGCCTGACCTACACCGAGAGCATTACCGACTACAAGAACATCGTGACCGTGGCGGGCGCGGATGGCACCGTCACCGTGGGTGCCACCGGCAACACCGGCTCTGCCCGGCGGGAACTGTATCTGGACGCCACCTCTAAAAAGAAGAAGGACGGCCAGAGCCAGGAGGACTATCTGGCCGCGCTGCGGGCGCTGGGTGAGCAGGAACTGGCCAAGCACACCCGCATTGAGAACTTCCGCTTCACGCCCACGGGCAGCGTCACGGTGGGCAAGGTGGTGGCCGCCAGCCTGCCCGGCACCGATATTCAGGCGGCGGCCCGCATTACCAGCGTGACCCTGAGTTCCCAGAAGGGCGAAAACACGGTCACTACCGAGATCGGCACACCCATCCTCAGGAGGAAACCATGAGCATCATCACTTACCCGCTGAACGGCGTCACCTACGACGCGGAGGACGTGAGCACCTACCTGTGCACCCGCACCTCCGGCGTCTACGCCAAGGACACAAATTACGCGGTCAGCGTCACCGGCCCGCGGCAGATCACCGTAGCTCCCGGCCTTGCGTGGATCAACTACGACGATTTCAAGGGCGTCTCGGCCTGCAGCCGGGAGGCGGTCAACCTGACCATCCCGGACGCCGACAGCACCCTGCCCCGCATCGACCGGGTGGTGCTGCAGTTCGACACGGCGGCCAACCTGACCGCCGTCAAGCTCAAACCCGGCACCCCTGCCGCCGCCCCGGAGCCGCCCGCCATCCTGCAGAACCACAACCAGTACGAGCTGGGCCTGTGCACGGTGAGCGTGCCCGCAGGCTCCTCGGTGGTCACCGCCGCCGACATCACCGACACCCGCGCGGACGAGGACGTGTGCGGTGTCATGCGGGACGGGGTCAAGGGCATCCCCACGGCCCAGCTGCAGGCGCAGGCGCTGGCCATAATGACCCAGCTGTCCACTGAGCTGCACACCAAACTCGACGCCCTGGACGCCGCCATCGCGGCGGTGGAGAGCGGGAGCTTTTATACCAAGGCCGAGGCCGACGCCAAGTTCGGCACGCCGTACAGCCTACCCGCAGCCACGGTCAGCACGCTGGGCGGCGTGAAGGTGGGCGACTATCTGGACATTGCCCCGGACGGCACCCTCAGCGGCAAGACGCTGTATGACACCATCGCGGCCAGTGTGGCGGTCAAGTCGGAGCCCCGGCTGGTGTGGAACCACC